CGTTATGTCGATTTCGTTCAGCGAAATTTCCAATATGACCCTAACCCGCTTTATATAGACCGTCCGGTATGGATAGGAGGTTATACCGGAAACATCGTGATAAGCGATGTAATGGCAACGGCCCAGGTAGGAGACTATACAGTAGGTCAGTATGCCGGAAAGGCACTGGCGGCAGATCTGTCACCGGTGTTCACTTATACTACGCCCGATTATGGTTTCATAATTGGGCTATTCACAGTATATCCAAAGGCAAGTTATTATTCGGGATTGGACAATATGTGGCGAAGGGTAACAAAAATGGATTATATGTGGGAACAATTCGCACTAATAGGCGATCAGCCTTTAACAAATCAGGAGGTATGGTTCTCCTGGTATGATGCAGACATAGCATGGAATGAAGAGATATTCGGTTATCTGCCGCAGTATGCACAATTCAAATATTCAAACGATATAGTATCAGGTCAAATGAGAACGCTATGGGAAGCGTTCCACCTGGGCAGAAAGTTTGACGCCTCAGGAGATATAGTATTAAATTCAGAATTTATAACATGCCGTCCGGACATAGGCAGGGTGTTTGTAGTAGATGCAGAGGCAGGGGAGCACGAATGTTATGTACATGCTTACAATAGCATGAACGTACTAAGGAGACTGCCTAAAAATGGATTACCACAGTTATAGAAATGGCATGCGACAGTCCGATATCAATAAAGTACAATCCCCCTTTACCAGATGGTATGGGGGGTCTTATTTATTACTTTCCGGCGGATTGCGGGAAGTGCTTAAAGTGCTTAATGAAAAGAAAGGCACAATGGAGCTTCAGGATGGTAGAGGAAAAGCGCAACTCATTCAGCGCTTACTTTATTACTCTTACCTATGCCGACAAAAATCTACCTTACGGAGAAAAGCCCTGTATAAACAAAAACGATCATTTCGAGTTTATAAAAAACCTTAAGGAGTATGAAAACCCGAAAGTATTACGTACCAGGGAAATGGTCTCAAGCGAGGAGATCGAGCGAATTAGACAGGGAATTAAAGAAGACGGACGACTCAAATATTACGGGGTCTCAGAATATGGAGACCTCAAAGGTCGTCCCCACTGGCATTATATTCTATTCAATGTTAGGGATATTAATAATATTAATTTGGCTTGGAATAAGGGAATTGTTCAGATAGACCCGGACGTAAATGTAAATAACATAGATTATGTTCTCAAGTACATGCTCAAAGTTCAATCGGACCGGTGTCCGGATGATAATCAGAAAGAAGTCTCTTTTATGTCTAAGGGAATTGGAGTTGACGTTATGGATGCAGAATTTATTAAATACATTAGCACCGATCAGGGAAACCAGGTACTTAACTCTAGAGGAAATAAAATCCCTTTACCGAGGTATTACAGAAAGAAGTGTCTATCACAGGAAATTCGGGAAAGAAAGAATAGCTATATTAGCAAAGTTATATGCGATCAGGAAATACGTGAAGATCAAGTCTGGATACAACAGGGTTTGGAACCCGGAAAAATGAGGCTCCAGGGAAAAGAGAATAGAAATAATTTATTAAAATCAAGAGTAAAAAGAAATAAGGTATGAGAAAGGGAATTGTAAAAGCAGAAAAAAACACCGGTGTTAAATTAACTATACCGGTCCGGACCAGGTCACCAATAGAAGCATTTAAAATGCTTCGTGCAGGACAACCAATAGACCTGGCAGCAGGATATTACGATGAAGCCGGATTAGTAGAGCCGGACTTCTATTTCATGGATAAACTGGCAAAGCTGCATAAGCTGGCAGAGTATAAAGAAATAATGGTAAGGAAAAAATCGGACTACGACCATTTAATGGTCGAGTATAAGAATAACCAAATAAATGAAGAAAATGCAAAAAAAGCAGAGCAACAAAAAACTAACGGAGGAATTCCCGAACCAGGGGAAAGTCGAAGACCTCCGGAAGTCGGAAGTACACGAGAATAATTACTTTAAAAATCATGATACAGATAGTATCAGAAGGAAGTATATAAAGTTCTCAGTATTTATGGAGGAAATCAATCACACCCTGGAGTTATCCAGGGAAAGTTCAGTAGAGCAATTTGCCTTACGTGTAAGGGACTTAACGATGGCAACCAACAAAGTATAGGCTTTAGTTTGGTGTTCTTCATATAATCAATTGGTGCGGTAAAGCCCAGGGTCAAAAGTGATCCCGGGCTTTCTTCATTTAATAACATCACCGGTAAAAACTAGCCCGCCGGCAATGAGGCAAAAGATACCGAACGGAGTGAGGTCAAAAGCAATCGGCGAAGCCGTCAATCGGGGGTGAGCGAAGCGGTAGGGAACCCGAACAGAGGCGAAGCCTCAATACCAAAAGCAACGGCAGAATACTTTCTTGCCTAGCATCATAAAAAAAGCTACTGCCCAAAACGTTCGACGGAGGAGAACGCACAGGCAGTAAGCGCCCCAGTCATAGCAAAAGACGGAGCCTGCGACGTCGGAAGCGTGGGCAGTCAATGAGCGTGCTGACAAACTAGGATGAGCCTGCGAAGACGACGGAGGAAGCTCAGCGAATTGACACCTCAGCGCCCTAGGACTGGGTAAAAATCATTTTTTTTGAAAAAAAAATATGATAAAAAAAATCAATATAAAATATTGATAATCAAAGTGTTACAAACGAAGTGCAGTAACACATAAAAAAAATAAACATAACAGAGTTATGTAATATCAGGAAAAGGCATACCTTTTCAGGGCCTTAGATGCTCTTGTCTATTTAAGGCCAAAAAATTCAGATGAAATCAGAATTAGAAAATACATTCTGTGAAGAATGTAGAAAAATTACGCAAGTAATAGAAAAAAAAATAGACGGTTGTGATGTAATCACAAGAATTGAGTGTAAGGAGTGTGGTAAATTTATAACATACGGATAAAAAATGGACCCAATAATAGGAGCACTACTAGCATCAGGATTAAGCGCAATATTCGGGTCGGCTCAAACGATCTTCGCAAATAAATATAACTCACCGGTATCACAGTTAAGGAGATTAAGAAAGGCAGGTCTGCCCCTTTCATATATGTACCAGGGAAGAGTAAATCAGCAATCAGATGTTCCTAAACTTTCAATAGACCCGACATTAGGGGTCACTCAAAAAATACAGTTGGAACAACAAAAACCGGTGCAGGAAGCACAGGTATCAAATCTCCAGGCAGAAACAGCAGGAAAGGTATTAGCAAATAAAGAAGAGAAAGCAATTCAAGATTGGAAAAATAAGCAGAATTCAATAGATATAGATTATGCGGGAAAAAATAAACTCTATGGTACAAATAGAGAATTGGGATTAGAGATTGAATTAGCAGAAGCAAATAGTAAGAGATTCATTCAGAGGCAGGAAGCAAAATTAAAGGAGATAGCAAAAAATATTGGGGTTTATCTTGAAGAAACCAATAAGGAATTAGGAAAACAGCAATTAGCTAAAATTAAACAGCAAATTAAAAATATGCTCTCCCAGGATAAATTAATGGGTCAATTACATAACATAAGAACCATAGAAGAGACAATAAATAAAACCGTTGGGGATGGATTATCAAGTATGCCCCAATGGTTACAGGCAGTATATTTCATAATATTTAAACTAGCAAAATAAATGAGAGCTAGGTTTAACTATAGAGCCGGGGCAAGGAAGTTAAGTAGAGGAAGATCGACGAGTAAAAGAATTAGGCAAAGATTTAACGCAAATAGGGCAAAAAATACTTTTAAAAAACAAAGAAAAAATGGCTAGACGAATTAACTCAGGTTCCTCCTTTCCTGAAAGGATGGAAAAGCATGCAGATAAGACATGGCATGACATGTCTTTCAATCATAAGACGACCCTTTCAATGGGCATGCTTGTGCCACTGGCAATAAAAGAGACATATCCAGGTGAAACCTGGAAACTCCAATGTGAGATAAATATGCGTTTCGCCAGTCTCTACCTTCCAATAATGCACCAATGCTATTTTACATTAGATTGGTATTACGTAAGTAATAATATCCTATGGGATATTGCGCCGTTAAACAATTGGGAGACATTCATACAACAGGACCCGGTAACAGGTACATTAACCTGGCCGTGGTTCAGCTATGCTAGAGCGGATGCAATCTTCACAAGCGGGATTCTAAACTATATGGGATTCAATGCACCACCAGGTGCAGGAACACTTATATTTAGTACTGAAGTAGGCGCAATGCCACCAGCAGCTTACGCAAAAATCAGAGATGAGTATTATAGAAACGATCAAATTCAGCCTAAAATCTGGAATACTCTTACAGCAGGTGACAATACTGCTACTATTACAACAATGCTTCCGGACCTTCGATGTTTACGTAGAAACTGGCCTAGAGATTATTACACATCAGCTACGCCAACACCTATATTAGGTGAAAATGTACTTATACCTTCATTTGCAACAGATCCTATATCTGGCAATTTTGTACCTCAAAAATTGTTTCAAATAGATGGAGATGTACCGTCCGATCAAGGAATTGCTATAGTCGGCGGTGAAATGGTAGGAGCATCAGATGCACAAAAGACTGTACTTCAATTATCATCTACGATCAGGGATTTGACATATGCTCGTCAAATGACTGAATACCTCGAAAGAGGTATGAGAGCAGGGGACCGTTACAACGATTTCGTAAATCGCCATTTCGGTTACAATCCGAATCCTCTTTATATTGATCGTCCGGTGTGGATTGGTGGATATACAGGCGATGTCTTTATTACCGAGGTACTTGCTACCGCAGAAGCAGGAGATTACACCGTAGGAGAATACACTGGTCAGGCTCTTGTAAGAGACAACACACCTTCATTTACTTACCAATGCCCTGATTACGGCAT